GAAGAGGTCAGCGAAGAAGTATTTTTAACTTTATTAGGGCGTTTAAGAGCCGTATCAGATCCACAATGCTGGATCACTGGTAACCCACTTGGACATAATTGGATCTGGCACCGTTTTATCCATGATCCAGTGCCTGGTAATATCATATTTAATGCAAAGACAGAAGAGAACATACACAACTTACCAGAGGGGTATGTAGACTCATTAAAGAACAATTACAACGAGATATGGATCAATAGATACCTTTATGGAAGCTGGGATGCGTTTGAAGGGCAAATCTATCCAGACTTTGAGCCAAGTATCCATGTAAAGAATCATTTTACTGTAGCACCAGAGTGGAGAAGATTTATCGGTATTGACCACGGTAGAACAAATCCAACAGCGGTATTGTGGGGAGCAGTAGACCAAGATGATATTTTATACATTTACAGAGAGCATTACGAAGCAGGTCAAGACGTAGATTACCATGCCAGGGCTATCCAGGCACATTTAAACGAAGGTAGGTACGAAACATATGTTATTGATCCATCTACTGGAGCTGGTAAAAAAGATGATCCTGAGACAATTGGTAACCGTTACAGACAGCTAAAGATACCAGTAATAAACGCAAACAATGATGTACAAGGTGGTATAGACAAGGTTACAGAGTATTTCAAGCATGGAAAGATATTCATACATAAAAGCTGTGAGAACTTGATACGTGAGCTTATCAACTATCAATGGGAACAGCCAAGTGCATCCAGAATAGAATTAAACCAACCAGAAAGACCGTTAAAGAAAGATGATCATAGCTGTGATGCTTTAAAATATTTGGTTGGTGAAGTTGTTGCAAGTAATGCTAAGAAAGATACCAGGACAGATACAGAACGGTTTATTGACAAGATTGTTGTTGATGTAGACCATTCACAGCCACAGTGGGATACGTACTAATGGCAATTGTGCATAGAGGAGAAACATTTCCAGGGTACAACAAACCAAAACGGTATACTGGTTCTGGAAGATTTAAGAAGCGTGTACTGGCTAAAAAAGGTGACAAGGTAAAGATTGTGAACTATGGTCACAAAAGTTACAAGCACAATTACAGCAGTAAGGCACGTAGTAATTATCTAAAACGCAGTGCAGGAATCAAGAATAAAAGCGGTCAAAGCACAGCATCAGACAAGTTCAGTGCTAATTACTGGGCAAGAAAGGATCTTTGGAATGCCTAAAGCATTTTGGAATAAGAAAAACCCGAAGAAGAAGAGCAAGAAGCTCACCCCTTCACAGAAAGCATACGCAAAAAGGTTAAGTGCAGAAAAAGGATGGAAGTATCCTAACCTGGTTGCAAACAGTATAGCATCAAGGAAATAACATGGCTGGAATGGACTATTACGCATCAGCAGATCAACCAAACGCATTAGATGAAGTTGCAGATGTAGCAGAACGCATACCGCAAATACGTAAATGGCTGGACAGAAGTAAAAAAGCCAGAGAGAAACAAGCGGATAGATGGCGTAAGAATGAGCGTTTATACTACGGTAGACACTGGTCTGCACCAAATAAAGGCACGGAAAGCCAATCCAGGATGGTGTTTAATTTTCCATTAGCTGTGGTAGAAACTATTTTACCAATTATTAATGACTTTCAACCGACAGTAGACATTCTACCCAAAGAAAAGAATGATGTATTCTTTGCGGATATGATGCAAAAAAGATTCCAGCAGATCGTAGAAGAATCTGATCTGTATGGCAAGATATTACAAGCAGTAAAAGACAGTTTGATCTACAGCAATGGATTCTTACAAATACTGCCAGTAATTAGTGACACTGGTGCATTCAGTGGATTTGATATCCAGGTCATTGATCCGTTTTCTGTTATACCTCATCCATATGCTAATGACCTGGATCTTCAAGCTGGTGAATATTTCTTATTTGCTGTACCAATGGAAATATCCAAGATAGAAAGAGAATACGGTATTAAATGCAGTGCAGACGGCAAGTTAGATGATTACAAAGCATTTCAAAAGACAGATGACAGCGGACTACAAAGTGATAACCCATCGACCAGTGATGCAGATGTTGCATTGGTTATTGAGTGTTACAGCAATGAAAAAGATAAAGAAAAGTATCCATACGGTAGGCATACGGTTATTGTTGGTGATAAGCTCATTGTAGATGAACCGTTAGAACTGTACAGAATGCCAGTATTCATGGTATCCAATTACAAGAGTCCGCACAACTTCTGGGGTATAGGTGAGACTGATCTGGTACGCACACAGACCAAAGCCATGAATGAAACATTTAGTGCTATTAATGAAAATATAAGACGTATGGGCTTTCCGATCAGAAAGGTAACGCAACGAGCTAAAGGTCAATTAACCAGACCAATCACAGGATCACCAGGTGAAGAGATCACTGTAGTAGATCCAAGTGATGTAACCTTTGAAACACCACCACCAATACCAGGATATATTCAGAATTACATTGTCCAGGTAGGTCAATACATGGAAGCGGTTACAGGTGTAAATGATGTAACACAAGGGCGTAAGCCAGGCGGTGTAACCTCTGGTAGAGCAATTGTAGCATTGCAAGAAGCAAGTCAAACCAGACAGCGTTTTAAGATTAATAAAGAAGTATCCAGGCTAACCAAAGAAATTGGTGAGTATATGGTGCAGATGATTCTTACATACGATGAGCAGATACGTTCTATTCGTGAGCGTGATGCAGAAGGTCAATTTGATTTTACACAATTTGATCCGATGGGTGTATACGATGCAGATGGTAACCCAGAAGGTAGTCCAAAGTTTAACCCTGGAACAGCAAGTTCGCTTAAAGATAGTGAGTTTGATGTTGATGTTACCACTGGTTCCAGGTACGCACAAGGTAGAGTAGCCAATGAAGAACGTGCATTAGAGTTGTACCAAGTAGGTGTTTACGGCATCGAAGAAGTGGTCAATGCATTAAATATTGCAGATAAACAGCAGGTAATACAGAACTGGTATGTACGTAACCAGCAGATGCCACCACAACAGCAAATAGAACAAACACAGAATATGCAAGAAGAGTTTGCAATGCTGATAGAACAAGCAATGCAGGAAGGCGTAGGCGGTGGTGCTGAAGAAGCTATTGCACAGATGGTAATGAGTAATCCAGGACTACTTGAAACTCAAGAGTTTGGAATGCTACCACCAGAGATGCAGGAAAGAATTTTAACCGTAACAAATATGGTTGGCGGTCAAGGTGAGATGGAACAAATTCCACAATCCAGGGCTTAATAATGGATTTTTTCAATTGACCGTCAAGAATTAAAAGGAGTAAACAATGCCAAAATTAAAAATGAAAGGTAAAGTCAAGAAATTCAAGTACGATAAAAAAGGTATGTCTGAATACAAAAAGGCTTTAGCTAAAAAGAAAAAAGCAAAATCTTATTAAATAGTGTCGAAAGACCAACTACAAAGGAGATAAAATGGCAAAAATGCACATAGCGGGTACCACTGAAGTGGACTATACCCCAGAATCAGAACAGATCACTGTAGGAAATTTTTCTACAGAGCAAAACCAAAACTTAACAGAAAGCGTAGATAATTCTGATTATGGAAATATTTCTATTCCTGGTGAACTCTTAGGCGAAGAGCCACAAGAGCAATCAGCCCAGGAAGAAAATACAGAACAGGCTGAGACTACAGAGTCTATCGAAACAGCAGAAGCTGAACCAGAGGAAGTATCAGAGGAGAATCCAGAGCAAACCGAAGCGGTTAGCGAAACTGAATCATCGGAAGATGAGGATGATTATGTCTATGAATTAGACGATGGCTCAAGGTATTCTATCGATGATATTGAATCGTGGCGTAAAGATTCTATGAACAGACATGAATGGAGCAAATCCAATACGGAGAAAGCTCAACAATTGTCTGATCAGAGAAGAGCAGTTGAGCCACTGGTACAGTTAATTGGTAAAGTAAAGGACAATCAAGAGTTTGCTGAAACTATACAGGAAGCTATTGAAGATGAACTTGGTAAAGAAGCGGGGCAATTGTTTGCACAATCCCTACAGATGGATAACCAGGATCTTCCTAATCCTTATCAAGATCAACTGCAAGAAACGCAAGAACAATTGGCTAACGTACAAGCAGAAATAGAGCTGGATAGGTCACTAAATGATCTAAGGTCTAAATTTTCATTAAGTGATGAAGATATAGATACAGTTCTTGATTTTGCTGTAAGCCAACAACAACAGTTTAATAGGTTACTCACACCCGAAGAAGCATATAAAATTATGAATTTTGATAAGGTGCAATCTAAACCTGTTGAGGCAAAACCAAAGCCAAGCGTTCCTGTAAACGTAAAGAAGAATGTCGGTATGAAAGGAGATGCTCCTAAAAAAGTAGCTTCTTATGAAGATATCGATGTGGCTTCATTTTTTAATCAATAATAGAATAAGGAGACATATAAATGTCTAATATAGTAGTAAGCGGAACAGGATCCGCATCATTATCTGCTCTTATTCAACAGTATTATATGCCAGTTTTGTATGATAATATCTTTAAGAAATCTCATCCATTACTTGCAATACTGAAGGGTAAAGCAAAGACCTTTAATGGTCGTGAAATCGTAGTGCCAGTAGAATACGCTGATGGCGGTTCAAGTGTGTTTGGAGATAAACACGCTCTTGGAAGTGCATACACTCCAGCAGTTGCTGATATTGCAAAGACTGCATCGTTTAATCCAACTATGCTAACTGGTCACTTTTTATTAACCAAAGAAGAAACTCTTCTTATGAACAGCCCACAGGCAATTAAAAACATTGTCGGTGCTAAAGTTGCAAACTTACAGAAGTCACTTGAAAAAACAGTTGCAGAAAATATGTTTGCTACTTCTTTAGCTACTGATGCGTTTAATCCTATAGCTGTTTTAGCAGATGATTCTTCTACTGTTGGTGGTATTGCACCTGGTTCTAATGCTTGGTGGAAAACTCCACAATTAGCTGTAGGTGCATTTTCAGATGCTACTGGTGACAGTGCTGATTCTGGTACTGCTGTAGACCATATTACAGAAAACGATATGCAAGATCCTGCAAAAGATACATACATTTTACGTATCTTAGCTCGTGGTATCGCTAATTCAAAAGCTCAAACTGGTGAAAACCCAGATCTGATCGTATGTCCTCAGTACATTTATGATCTTATCGAGTCTGAACTTGGTGAGCAAAAGCGTGGCAGTCTTGAGTCTGATCGCATGGCTAAAATGGGATTTGTTGGACTAAGCTATCGTGGAATTGATATTGTTGCTGATCAAGATATGGTTTCAGCACAAGTCACTTCTGGCGATGATGATGGTCTTGATGGAAGAATCTATTTTCTTAACACTGAATACTTGTATATGTTCTTTAACTCTGGTGCAAAATTCACTGCATCTGATATGATTGAAGATACAAAGAGTAATACATTTGTACAGAAGGTTCATACCTATGGTAACCTTGCTATCACAAATCGTAAAGCTCATTGTGTAGTTAAGAATCTTTATTCACCAAGAGATTACGCTTAATCATAACGTATAACGTCAGCCCCTGCTTCGGTGGGGGCTGATAACCTGGAGAAACTATGACAACAGCAACCATGCTAACCGTATTAGGAGATCGCTTGGAAGATACCGCAGGAGATCTTTACAGTGATACAGTAAAGCTACGATACCTAAATATTGCCCAGGATAAGCTCATACAGCTTCTAAATCCGCATTTATTAACTGAATTACAAGTCATTAAGACTAACATAAGTCTATCAACAGATAACGATGTAGATAGCCATTTTAAAAGCTATTTTGTACCTAACAGCTCAACGCTTACATCTGCTCCATTTGGTGGTGCATTAGGCGTAATTGGTATTCGGGTATCAAACGATATGTTTATTCGCAAGATATCCTTCGATATGGCAAAAGATTTTAGCACAGGATATGTAGGATTTAGTGCTACAGAACCAGTGTATTTTGTATTTAAGAATAGAATTTACATTTACAATACTACTGCAAATGTGGATTGTTACTTTATTAAAGAACCAACTACACTGGCAAGTGATGCAAATAGCGATCTAAATGCTATTTTTCACGATGCTTTGGTAGAACTGGCAGAAGCAGAGTTGTGGAGACTATCAAACAACCAAGCACGTAAACAGGATGCAGAACAAAGAGCATACGGCATTATTGGTAAATACAACCAGAATCCTGCAACGCAAGTAGTTGGAGAAAGTTTACATTTTGATTATAGCTCATCCAATAGCTTAGTAGATCCCATCTACCCGAATACATCGCTTTAATGGCAGAATTTATTGATATTTCAGATTTTGGTGGGGTAGTCACCAACGTAGATGTAGAAGATTTACCCGAGCATATTGCTCAAAACATGGAGAATCTTCGCATACGTGATGGTAAGCTGGAGAAAACATTTGGAGCAGGGCAACCTTCTGATGTGCCTACATTTGCTTTAAGTGCTGTTAATACTAAACTTACACGGTCTTACGTTGTATATAATATCTTTACATTCATATCCGATAAGCTGGGAACAACAGAACATCGTTACATCCTGGTATTAATTGACAGTAGCACCAAGCAAGTTAAGCTATTTTGGTATGATCCAGATGTACCCGCAGTTAATGATCATCTGCAAGTAGAAGATAATATTCTATACTTTCAAACAGCATCGGATTCTGGATACAGCCAGGGTGATAACATTATGGTTACTGGCGTAAAGGATAATAGTAACTCCGCAATTGCAAGTACAGATATTTACGATGACATTACTACTAAAACAGGCAACAAACATTTTATTAATACAGATACTGCAACTACATGGGGTGGTAGTTTTTTTGCTACGGCATCCGATACTGGTCTTAGAGATCAAACGATGGGCGGTAAGCATGGTACGCATCTTAATGTAGATACGAATGCTTCTGCTGGTATATCCAGTTTTACAAATATTGCCTTACTTGCATTAAACGGCAAAGTATTATGTATGTACAGTTATGACTCTGGAAGTGATGGTAGAATAAAATTCACAATAGGATCTACAACTGCTGAATTAAACACTACGTTATATAATCAGTTTAAGGGGTACTCTACATTTAAAGTTGTTACTATGGTCAATTTTAATAATGCTATATATGTATACTATTCAGCATTAAATAGCGGTCAATACTACAATGCTATTGTTAAGTATATTGTAGAAGCAAATGGCACAATTACGGAAACAGGAATTGATGGACACGATCCATCAGATTCTGATTGGGGTGATAATAATTATAATCCAGAGGTTAATGAAGCATATTTTTATGAGGCAGGAACTGGATTTCTTTATCTTTTAATAAGAGATGAATCGTTATTTAAAATTACCACAGGCACTGGGGGAGATGCGGTAACGAAAGTAGCTGGAGTACCTTCAAATACATCTGGGTATACATGGCGAGGAATTACATCGATCACAAATACAGTAAGTGGTAGTAAAGAATATTTAGTTTTAGGCGAGTCAAATGCAACAAATCATAAACTGCATTATATCGACCTAAATAATACATTGGCTTCTTGGGCTAATAGTAGCTATAACCATCAACTTCATTTAGTTACTAAAATGGATTTTGGTGAAAATAGCAATAAGAATGAATCTGTTATTGTTTATTATGAGCGTAGTGGTGGTGAAAAATATCTTCAGTATAGTACGCATAATGATGCTACTGTAATATTAGGATTTGCAGATATAAATTCATCAACTTTTACTACATCTACAGTTATCGAAGCAATTAAAAACGCATATAGGCACCCCAGCGGTACAAAATATTTAATGGTCTGCACAAATGATAGTGGCACATTTGGAAATGGAATGGTTCACGGTAGAGTGTATAGAATAGATGCAAGTAAAACAGTAGTATCTTTAAATGATAATGCTAATGATAGTAATAAAGATTGGAATCCAACGTGCATTGATGATGTGGTAACTGGCAGTGCATCGGGTAATCAATTCTTTGAACACGCAAAAGGTTATATTGTTGCTTATGGAATTGAATATATAACATATAACGCTTCTGATAGTTCGTTAAATAATCTTCCAAAAAGTGCATTAGCAAGAGCAACAGACATAGGATGGGGATCTGGAACCTGGGCGGGTACAGGAACAGTAGATTATGGCTGGACTGATCTGCACAGTAAATATAATTTTTATGAAATAGCGGAAGATAACTCCAGCACCACCCCGACCATATACCATCAAACCGATAAAAATCCAATTGTGCCAACAGGAGATACAGTACGTTTTATTCCTGGAGCAATTGGTAAGGTATCCAACACAGAAGCAAAAGGGCTATGGCTTGGCTATATTAATAGATCAATGTTTAACGGAGACCATACTATACCAGCAAATTGGTATGGATACGTAAACACATTAAACAATCCCTTTAAGGTTACGTTAGGTCGTAAATATAAGGCAGATACAAATCTACGCAATGGTGATACAGTAAAATACAATTGTACTGCTGTATATGATGGAGTTCAAGAAAGTTTATTTGATAAAAGCGATGAATTGATCTTAGATGATAATGATATACAAAAACATATAATAGAGCTTGAAGTAGAAATTGCAAACATAAACAATTTAAATAAACGTATTACAGGCATCAATTTCTATAGAGCAATTGGAAATTCTGGTATATATAGTAACTACCAACTTATAGGGCATATGACCTTTGTAGATAGCAGTAATAATCTTAGTAGCGTTGGTGCAATTAAAAACATACAGCTACAATATTCTGGAAATGAAGTTATTTATATTAAATCTCCAAACACCTCTCAAAGAGATGGAATAAGAACCAGGGATTATAGTGAATCGTGGCTTGGTGCAAACAAATACGCATTAGACACCGATGGTGGATTTGACGGTATTGATAATCCCGATGGTAATAAAGCAGACTATCACGATCCATTTGATGAATTTTTACTATATATGACATTGGGTACAATAAGACCAATGACAAGTAGTCAGCTATATGTAGTAGCAACATCAAATAATGTAGCAAACAGCAGTTTATTATCTATAGAAGATGAGAATGTAACAACAGCAAGTACCGCTTTACCAAGTGTTCCATTATCAGCTCCAGTAGATACAGGACTCGACCTTACATCATCTGCAACATGGGCAACTTCTGAAAATCCTAAAACATTTCTTGTAGATGGTGATGCTACTAATATTTTAAAAGTGGGTGATAAAATCCAATTAAATACCCACGTTGCAGTTATTACATTAACAGCCATAGGTGCTTATGATACTTTAAACGACATAACTCAAATAGCTGGTAACGCTGATGTGGATGGTAATACTTCTGGAACTACAAGTATAAAACTAAGACAAGTTGCTTCTGGTGAACATATTATATCTTTATCAGCAAGAGGAGTAAATCAGCCAAATACATCTCCCGCTGTAAACACTACAGCCGTAACACATAGTAATGGTGTTAGTGTTGCAAAAGAGCGTGATCATAATTACACCAGGTTATCTTTAGATGAAAATGCAAATTTTGGGAACAGTTATTTAGATGGAAGTGGCAATTTTAACGGATCATCCTGGAAAATAAAAAGAAGATTTAATGCTTCATACAGGACATTATATGATGATACTTCTGGTGCATTTGGTGGTAATAATATAGGAATCGTATTTCCAATAGATTATGCAGATTTTAGTAGTAGTATAACAGCCAATAGTTTATCTGGTAGTATTGTTTTCTTTGGTGAAAAATCAGTACAAATTGAGGGTAATAGTGCATACGATGATACTATTGGTGGTTGCTGGGTAAAAACAACAGAATCATTCGGAGCTTCTGATACGTCCACTGTTAGCCAACAAGCACAGTTATTAGAAGGATTTAGTGTATCTACAGCACAGGGATCTACAACTCCTGGAGTCGGGTATAAAAAAGATTCAAATAAAATTACAATTACGTGCAGAGATTTTCGTTTAGAAGATTTAGGAGAAACGCCAACGCAAACTATATATAGTAATAGAGTTAATGGTCAATATGCCAGAGAACTTAAAGGAAGATTGTTTTTAGGTAATGTTGTACTAAACCCAGAAGATAAAGCAGAAGAACACGGAGACTGGATTGCCTATAGTGAATTAAATCAATTTGATACGGTGCCAGTAGGGAACGTAATTACATTTGATGACAGAGAAGGTGGAGATATTACTGGCCTTGCTGTACTATTTGGCAGACTGGTTATATTTAAACCACAAGCTATATTTATTTTAAACGTATCTGATTCAGCTAATCCAAATGGATGGGCTGTTGTAGAGTCTAAGCATAATATAGGCAACGTAGCACCGCAAGGCGTAGTCGAAGTACATGACAGTATTTATTTTGTATATCACGATGGTATATACAGGGTAACCAGCAATATGGTA